CAGTCATGTATAGTAGCGAGGTCAAAGTCAACCTTGTTTGCAACTTGATGTACGATACAAGCGTCAAGGCTGTGGATAAAGTTAGCAGTGATAGCGTTGCATTGTCCCCTTTCATCTATGTTATCTGCTAGTTCATCTGTTGTTATACTGATGCTCATGTTCTGAAAGACTGACTCCACCTTTAACTTCTTAAATTTACGGTAGCTTTGTACAACTTTGAATCCTGTAGGTGTGGACCAAGTGATCGGTTCATCACACCCTAATGCTCGTACACACTCACGAAGGAACTTCATCACTCTGTTTACTGGACGACACGTTTGATCTGCTAATCGATTCACGATCTTACATAAATAGATAACAGCAGTTAACATCTCACCAGTCGATGACCAGTTGTGATTTACTCCGATACTTTTAAATACATCTTGTACTAAGTTATAGTGGGTCGCTCCGTACGGTCTGTTCATGATAGCAAGCTTCGCTAACTTCCGGCTGATACCAAACCTTAACCACTCCTGTGCTATTATACTTTCATCTTGTTTTAACTCATCGTACACACGGTCAGCAAACTCTTGGTACATATCATTAGCTCGGTCCTCTTCCACTAAGTTACACATGCGTCCGATCTCTTTGTCCCGTAATAACAAGCTCAGTATCTGCATACCGTTGTTACTACAATCCTGACGAACAGGTAGATAACTCATGTATCCGTACCCCTCCTCTGTGAATTGCTTAAACTCCAGACAGAATCGAAGGAAACAAAACGGATCACTTGCATCAGTCCACCAATCTGTACCGTGTGGATCATTCGCTGCTTCAAGTATAAACTTCTGACGCTTACCTACCCACTCAAGTCGTTCTTCTCGTGTGCCTTTTACTCCCCACATGTTAGCACCGTGTATCAGTACCGCTTCCAAGTCCTCTTCATCCACCACTTGTTGACCGTTACTAAAGTCCAATAAACTCTTAGCTAAGTCAGACCCTTGTGGATGTAAGTAATACGGTAAAGCGTACACTCTGCCCCGGTAATCACAACGATACGGAAAGTAGAACTTATCCCACTCACTATATATCTTAGCGAGGTGTAGGATACGGATGGTCAGGTAACGTTTACTGCTGTTCGCTTCGTTGACGCTCTTGATGTCCTTTTGCTTCAGCTTCCAAGCCCTTAACTCATGCTCGTCACTTCCTGTGTACCTCGGTTGCTCTGGTATCTCACTAAAGTTAGGTATGTTCCCAACCACTCGCTTATTGTCGTAACATTTTCGAGTAATATCTAAAATCTCTTTGTTAATTTTCCAACTTACCTTCTGTAATTTATTAACAGCAGACATAGCATGTTCGTAGCTACTCTCGTAATCTTTAAACCAAGACATCGGTTTCCCCGTGAAGAACTCTTGAGGAGGCATATGCTTTAAGCTGTACCCTCCACCGATCAACTCGTACCAGTCAACAGGTTCATCAGGTAATGCCATCTTAAACACACGAGTCGTTTCCTTCCACGCATCAAATCGTTTGACCCAGTCCGTATAGCTACCACTTGGTACACACAGACGCTCAGGTTTATGTCCCTTCTGACACCCGGCAAAGCCGATCTCCCAAACTCCAGTCTCGATGCGTATCTCTTCTAACAACCACGCACCCAGTCCCGCCTTACACTTAGTATCCCACAGCGTGAAGCGTTCCTCTTCGTAGTCGTAGAACTGCTTCAACTTCATCGCTTTAGATCGGTCGTCAAGGGCAAGTAAATCTTTCTTGTGTGGGTGCATCAACTCCATCGCTTTGTCCCATCGTGCTTGGTTCTCAAATGCTTTACCTATCTTATACGCCATTCTACCAACAGGTAAATTGAATTGGAGGTTGTCAAGTAGTGTCTGTAAAGCCATCGAAGCTATCTGATACGGACACATATCAAGGACAAAGGTTAGGAATAATGGAGTGGTGTGCTCTGTGTTACCTCCGAATGTGTACATGAAATCATCCACCCTCTTACCTAACCTTGGAGCCATGACCCGTAGTAATCTTTTAGCTGACTCCGTTTGAGATGACTCACCATCCATCCGTAGTTTAGCTTGTCGGTTACGATACGCTGTGCGTCCCCACTCCCTCATCCGCCAAGTTGGTCCTCTGGTCGCTTTGCTCCCATCGTCTTTACTCTCTTTGTTCGATAAAGACTCTCGAGTTTGTTCGTTATCTTTGCTCATTGATAGTAGTTATTAAACCAGCTCTTCGGTTGGTGTCTTTGCTTACTGGTACGATACGCTATCAGCTTGCCGTCTTGGTCACGTACATAATTCCCGTTCTCATCCATCTTGAAACCAGTTATCTGATTGTTAGCGTAGAAGAAGTCAAAGCCTCGTTTTATCTCCTCGTGATCCACCCCACTCCAGTCAAAAGGAAGGTCAGTTGGTTCGAAGTCTGCGTAGTTGTCGTTCATCAGTGTTAATTATATCGTTCTCCGCATCCCAAAACATCTGCCCGTCCACATAAAAAGGCTCGTTACTCTTCTTCTCTTGGGTCTTCGATTCGGTTAAAGAACAGGTAATCGTGTATCTCTTCTTCATCCATGTCTTTAATCTTGTCCAAGTGGTACGCTCTTTCTTCTTCTCTCTCATAGTCTTTGTCGTATGGGTTTGTGCTGTTTAACCAGTTATCGTAATTCACTCCGTTCATTGCATCCATTCATGTGTTTTGTAGTTGTAATATCTAGGTGTCTCGTTACCGCTTTGGAAGTATAACCAAGCTTTGTCCGTAGAATTGTAGATGTACGGATAGATGTCAACATCTGTATACATCCACTTTCCGTCCGTGTAAAACCAACCAACAACATAAGGTGTAGCACCACTCAATGCCTTCATCTCGGTAACAGCGTCAACAACAGCTCGGTCGTTACTTAATGGATTCCACCCGTAATCAACCTCTTGCTTGTCAGTTAAACCATCACCGTCTGTATCCCTTGTCCACTTACTTGTTCCGTAGGTGTGTACTTCTTCGTAATTTAGTAATCCGTCACCATCAGAATCTTCAAGGTCGCCTGTAAAATTAGCGATGATAGTCAAGTTGTAATCTGCATACAACAACAACGGATTGCTCTTGCTGTTTACATCACCCGTCCACCCACTAAATACAAAGCCGGGATTCGGTTGTGCAGTAAGTGTAATAACATCACCAACAGCTACAGTTGTATCACCGATAACTTTCCCTCCAACATACGGACTACTTACAACATAAAAGCTTCTAGTTTCCGTGGTTGGTTCTTTAACCTGCTCTAAGACTGGTTGATCAACTGTACGCACAGGTAAGTCAAGGTACGCTTTGTTACCGCCAAAATCTAAGGCGTGATACTTTATACTTTCCTCACCTAACGGAACTGCGTATTGAGGTAAGGTAGCCGACCAAAATAAACGATCAGTATTGTAAGTCATTTCGTACAACAACCCACCCACTTCTACATGTGCGGATTCAACAGCGTATCCACTACTGCCTATGCTTACGCTTACAGTCAGTCCGTTTGCTATGTTTATGGTGTCTCCTTGTTTCGGTGATAAGTCGGTTATCGCCAACGCTAACAGGTAGCTCGGCAGGAAGAATAATAGTAGTATTGGTTTTTTTATATTCATTTTTCATTCGGGTAAATAATCCTGTTGCAAAGTTCATAACATATCGTAAGCCCAAGCAAAAATCAGTAAGCCAGCTAAGACAAACATTCCAAGGGTAAGTACGCTCATAGTGGATTCTCCGTGTTTTGACGGATAACGCCCTCTATTGTGGACGCTCGGTTAATCAGCTCAGCTTGTAGCTCCTCCAGCCTGTCACGGACAGTTAAATTATCCGGAAGCTTTTCACGGACGGACAGGTAATGATGGATCAAAGCACGGATGTGGTCGTTATCAAGGTCGTTCATATCTAAAAAGGTATTCGCTTTGCTCATATCGCCATTGCTCGTTTCACTCGTCAATAGCTCTTCGGTTAGGTTGTTACTGGTCATTTATTAAGCAATCTGGACAGGTAAGTTGTGACTCCATTTTAGGAGAAGTCAACCCACAAGTGTCGCACGGAATTTTTTCACAAGTTGATCGGTTATTTTGTGAAATTTTATTGAGCTCTTTCATGACATCTTTTGCTTGCTCGATGAAATGCTCCTTTGATTCCGCTGTGCCTTGATACTCAGGATGTTGACGACATGCCCATATAAGCTGAGGACAGGTAAGGTATCGCTCGCTATCGATTCGATAAAAGAAAGCTATTTGCTTTCCCCTATGATCGGTTAGGTATATTGTCACTGACATGTCGCTACGCTCCAACGCATTCATTCGCTTTGCTCACTGAATGCTTTTGTGCCCGTATTTCTTCCCGTCTTTTCAACAGGTAAGATTTAGGAGCCATTCTATTGAGTTTCCTCATGCCCCCTTGATAGATTTCCTTTACCTTGCGTAGCTCATGCCAGCGTTTATCCTTTGCAGAATCCAAGGTCAATCCAAGGTTTCCTTTTGGGTACGCTTTTAATTCATTGCAAGCCATATCAAAAGAGCGTTCCAAGCATTCTATGGAAACTTTGTAAACATCGTATGCCATAGGTTGCAAGGATTCGTAATGGTTCACTTGTTTAATGCAAAGCTTTGGGTCAGTATTTTCTGAAGTATTCATTGGTTTTGATTTATCGTTTATTTATTTGTAATTGTAAGCTTTTAATAAGTTCTTTTGCCCGTTTAAGTTCTTTATCGTTTAAATGGTTTCCGTTTAACAATTGATTGAGAATTTCTAAGTCTTTATTCATTTTATGTAAGGTCAAGTAATGTTTAGCATGTAATCCAATCGGATTGATGTTTGAAGCGATATTGAAAGCTGAAGCGTTGTGGTCTGTGTTTCTTTAATCTAGATTTCAAAAGCTTTCGATAAGATAACAAAGATTCCTCAAGTGAAAAGCTTTCGGAAACAATCCAATTATCGTTTAATTTGTAACGAGTAAGTAGAGTTTTATATTTCATTTTATGGTATAGGATTAGGATTAAGAAAAGATAGCTAGAAGTATGCATAGCCAGCCTAGCCCACACAAAAGCGGAAAAGCATAGCCAAGGAATACTGAAAGCTTGCTATTGAAAAGCTTTGCTGTCTCTTTGTCTATTTGATCGGCAGAGCTTGGAAGTTTGTTGATGATTTTCATAAGATATAGTATTTATTTTTGGTTTAGTTAAGTCCTGTAATCTTTCGGACGATGTTCCAAGCTGTATCGCAAGGATGATCGAAGTCAATGCCATGTTTCAACCATTGGTTATGAATCTTGCGTCTTTTAGCGTAGCTTGCGTCTCTTAAATGAAACCTGAAATCATGATGCCAAAAATAAGCGAGTCCCATGTAATCAGGAGTTCTTACTAAAGTTTTGTCGAGTCTTTGGAGCTTTATATAAGCGTCTGTCGTCAGAGCTTCTAAGTTGAGTGTGTCTTCTGTCATAATAGTATTGGTTTTGTGCCTCGCTTAATTGCAAAGCATGATTCACCTATTGACCGAAAATCGAAAGCTTGTCAATAGAATTGCGAAAAAGTTTTAGAGGTAAAGTTTTAAGGTATGACTTGATGAAAGCTTCAATCGCTTCAATTTAAAATGAAAAAAGAACCAAGAAATCAAAAAAGATACAAACGACTAATGAGAATCGATTATCAATTAAGAACCAAGCTTTGATCGATCAACAACTGACGCAATCTGCCCTGTTTACCTGTTGATTTGCGAAAAAAAAGAAAAGCTTTTGACGAATGAACTAGCGATGTTTACATAAGTCCTTGATAGTCAACAAAACTAATTAGACATAATGTATATAGTACGAAATAACATCCCCTCCCCTATAAGAATCTTGCGGGTACATGCGGGGGTAAAAACTTGCGGGCGTATATAGCGTAACCCGTTCAGATTTTTCTGCCGAAACCTTTCGACTTAAGCTTTGTGTGTGCTGTATATTACGGCTATATGACCGTCATCTTTACAGACTGTGACCCGATCCCTATAACAGAGCCGAGCTTCCCGTTATACGAGTGGGAGTGTGTCTTCTTTATTTAGAGAGTCGCTGTTATCGCTTGATATAAGATGCTTTATACCGTCTGATATGGCGATATTGATGTAATCCTCATCGGATGCTACCTCTTTGCCCCATTTAACAAGCATATCGTGTGTTTCATCTTCCATCTCCAATTCCATCTTTACGTGCATCTCTTCTTCTTCAGAGACGATCTTGATGATTGGTAAATTAGAAGTGAGGTTGGGTGTCGTCTTCGGTGTCTTCTTCATCGGCTAAATCTGGGTTATTAAGCATGTCTAATGCGTTGTCAGGTTCTCCTGCAAATATAACATCATCTGTATCTGTGAGTACTGACAGCTTACAGAAGTCTAAGCATCCGGCTATAGTGTAATCGTTAAGATCGTATTCGCTCTTGAACCTATATACCAGCTTTGCCAGTTCGTACTGTAGCGTGTCCGTTTGTTCGTTGATGTTCATGATGTTGTAACTATAGCATAAGGTGAGACGTTTTCATAGGTAAATCGACGACCAAGCTGTACATCTGTTATTTACTACATCTTTAACTTTTATGCTTTACATGTTCCCTTCGGCTGCTAGATTGTATAATAATGAGATTTAGATAGTCGTTATAGACGTACGTTTAAGAGGTCTCTTACCGATAGGTATTCTTAATAAGCAATAAGCAACAACAACAAAAGAGGTTACATTAGCTGACGCTAGTTGTAGTAGTTCCTATTCCTCTTCGATACATAGAGTTCCTTTACAAATACAGCAGCTACCATCACATCAATACATCCGTTGTTTAGTTAGCTCATACATTCGTTCTTTCGCTAACATCTCTAAACGGTCTTATTGATAACGTGATCTTTAAATAAGTCTTTTAAGGATAGGTGTGTTTACACGGTAAACGTTGTAAATCTAAACTTTAACTTTAGGATTACAAGGTATAGCTATAACGATATGAGTTATTAACGAACAACGTGAGTAATAACGATGAGAACGTAGTGAACCTACTTATGTATTTAAACTAAATAGAGAAACACCTTATATATAGATAACTAAAGCTTTGTTATTAAGTAGGAGCGATAGCGACTACATCCAGAGGTTAGCTAAAGCTTTGTTATTACGCTTATAGAAGCTATCAGTGAAGTCTTGTAGTTCTTTATGAAGTAGTTCTTGTTGTCTATCAACCATCGATTGGTCAGCGTCACTAGCCATCTGCTGTACCCAATAACCAACAGCGATTGATAAGGCGTCAAGACGGTCATCGTGTACTAGTGATCCTTTATCTCTTGTTATCCTAGATAGCTGATACATTAACATATATCTGGTTTGTTGTTCTATAGGGTAGCTAAGAGCAGACTTGTAGTCATTGTTGATGACGGAAGGGTCTATAACAAGTCTATGAGAGTTAAGTACAGGTTCTAAGGTATCAACAATACGTAGCTCCTTTTGTTTGTTATGTCGTACTTCTTCTATAGTTACTGGGTAAGTGGTACGAAACAACGGTTTAATCAGCTCCATAAACATACCGTCTCCAAAGTTAGACTCTATAACAACGATATTAACTTTGTTATCCTTTGCTATAGCTACCAGTTGTTTAAGGGTCCTTTCGTCGTACCCACCTTTTATACCACCAGCATCAGGTACATATAACTGACCATTAAGCATCTTTACTACAGCGTACCCTGTCTCGTCTTTACCACGCCCTGATGGGTCAATAGATAACACAGAGCCTGTATACGGTATCATATCTCCTACAGTTGAAGAGGGACGCCTAAATCGATCCCCAGCTAATCCGACATTTGGTAGCTCACGATCCGTATTATCCGGGTCAGATGACCACACAATCTTCTCAGGAGCTAAGTCTACATCCACATCAGATATAATCAGATCGTTTATCTTTAATGGGTATCGATCAGCATCAGACAGCTTAGGATTCAACATGAACTGTAAGGCGTACCCGGTACGACCGTAGCTCATCTTACGTTCTTCTAGGTCCAGATCAGTGAACCGTAAGGGTTCTGTAGAAGTACCTACTGTATCAGAAGCTATGTTATCCGCTATAAGGGGTGCTAAATCGCCTCCGTAGTTGTTTGTAGCCTCTGTATCGTCTGGATACTCTGAAGGCCATATACGGCTCTTGTAGCCCCTCTCTCGCAGTTTGTTATAAATAGAGTCCTCACATTGAGGAGTACCAAGAAAGATGATACGGGAGGAGTCGAGTGGTTTAATGATAGCGTCGAACTCCTTTACTTGTTCATCCAGCTTATCCCTCATACCTTGAGTAGCACTGTTATTAGCTACCTCTACGTCGTCAGCTACGATGATGTCTGCACGACTACCTGTGAGCTGGGAAGATATACCAAGGGACTTAACAGAGGGTGCGTGAGACGCCGGAGCAGGTCCTACATCGAAAGCAATCTTACTAAATCGTTGGTTCTCTGATGGCTTTAATCCTTGTAAAATGGGAATCTCCTGAATGATTCGCAAGGTAAATGTAGAGAAGTCATCCGATCTATTCTTAGATGCAGATACAACAAGTATGTTCTTAGCTGGGTCCAGCAGTAGCTGATGTACTACAAAGGCTGATGTTATCCAACTCTTCCCTACTCCCCGGAACGCCATGATAACAGACCGCTTAGGTCCGTGTTGCAAGTACTCCGCTATGTCGTATTGAAGCGGGGTAGGATCAGGGAGGTTAAGGTGTTTCCAGACTAGGTATAGAAAGTTTCTAAAGTCCCGTAGCTTGGGCGGTATCTCGATGTTCTTCTTCTTCAAATGGTAACTGGATTAGCTTGGCATTCAGTTCGTCTAAAGGAGTACCAACACCGCTGTCCATCAATACATTGTTATCTTTAAGGAACTGTCTAGCTCCATTGAGTAGGGCAGCGTTGTACTCCCCCGTATCTTCCATCATATCTATGCTGTGACTGTACGCACCTGCTATCTTATCGTGCAGTTTACTTCCCTCTTTATGACTTAGCATGATGTTATATTACTAGTGGTTGTTATCTTTGTAAACAAAAAGAGGCGGCTCCGAAGAACCGCCCCTTAATGATGGATGAGCTAAATCTTAGCTTAAAGCAGCTTCAAACTCAGCAACGGTTCCTAATTCAGTTCCGTTGTGGTAGAGGTCGCCGTCAAACTTAGCACGAGCAGCAGAGCTGTCCGTTCCGGAGATGTCGGTGGAAGCAGCAGTTGCAGAGGTTGAAAGAACCTTGAACATGTCGTCTCCTTCGTCCCAGATAAAAGCAACATTGCTTTCGGAAGAACCACGCTCAACGATGAAACCACCGTCATTCGAAGCGTTAGCACCGGAAGCGGCACCTTTAGACAGATTCATCAACGAGTCAGTAACATCGATGTTGGTGGTCTGTACGGAGGTGGTTGTTCCTTGTACTGTTAAGTTACCACTGAATACAGCATTAGCAGCCGAAATGTCACCGCTGAAAGAAGCGGAGTTACCGTCAGAAGCGAGGGAACCAGCTTGAGTTTGCAGAGCAGAGATGTCGCTGTCGTTGCTGCTGATAGCAGAAGTATTAGCGGATACATCGGACTGCAAGGAAGAGATGTCACTATCATTCGAAGAAACGTTCGATTGAAGAGTAGTGATGTCAGACTGAGCAGCTGAAACGTCAGATTGAAGGGAGCTGATGTCCGAGTCATTGCTGCTTACGTTAGATTGTAAGGTAGAAATGTCGGAGTCGTTAGAAGCAACAGCGTCAGCAACACTCTTTAACTGAGTATCAAGAGCTTCGTCAGCAGCTTTAAGGCTGGCTACAGAACCGAGATAGTTGGTAGAACCGTTAGCACTGTAAGCACCGTTAGCACCTAAACCAGCACCAGCTTGAGTAGCGTCAAGTTCAGTTTGAAGACCAGAAGCAGTTGAAGATACTGAATCAACGTATGCTTTGGTAGCGGCGTGAAGGTCAGCAGTAGGAGCACCTGAAAGGGTCAAAGCCCCAGTCATTGTTCCACCTGCGAGGGCGAGCTTCTTATCAAGCTCTACTTTTGTTTTTTGACCCAATTGGGTAAGCAAACTAGACATAATATATAATCCTTTGTTGTGGGTTAGTTGTGTTTAG